TCCCAAACTATCAGCAAGTGCTGTTAGTGCTGGTGCAACTAATGCTAATCCAGTTAATGCTCCAATTACAGGTAGTGCTGCTAATCCAGTCAGAGCCATAGCACCTAATCCTGCTGCTATACCAATTAAGGCTGGTCCCAGTAGTAATAGCGGTCCAATGTTGTCCATGTTTATCGCTCCAAACATCTTTACAAATCCATCAGCTACTGCTGTTATGATTGGTGGTATTGCTGATAATACTCCTACTATTATCTTTCCAAATGCATCTATTAGCGGAGTCACTAGGCTCAGTGCATACGCAAATGGAATCATTGCTGCACCTAATAAACCTATTAATCCAATGCCAATTAATGCAAATACAGCTGTGGCTGGGTTTCCTAATGCCGTTAAGCCTTTTCCTAATCCTGATAATCCTAGCTCAATACCCTTGCCTACTGCTGGAATTGACATAAACGCTAGGAATGGTATAGCTAATATTGCTGCAGCTAATGCGGGTCCTGCTAGTGCCATTACTAATGCTCCTGCAGCAACCTTTCCACTACCCATAAACTCTAATCCCATTGCTAGGTTTAGGAAATTATCTCCTAACTGCTTTAGTGGTGTTAGTCCCATAAACAACAAGAACGGTATTGCTGGTAGTGCTAATACTAAGGCTGGTCCTGCTAGTGCCATTACTCCAACACCGGCTAGCACCTTTCCAGATCCCATTTCTCTAAAACCATCTGCTAAAGACTTCATGTTGTCCTTAAATCCTTTACCAAATGACTTCTCACCTAGCTTGCTGCTAGATTCGCTTATCTCTTGTGCCTTATCTCCACCTAAACCAAGCGCACCGCTCATAGCACCCTTCATTTTCTCTAGGGTGCCTGTTCCTCCTGCCATTCCCTTAAAGATACCTCCTATTGAGCTAAGTACGTCTTTTGTTACGTGTTTGATTTCACTAAATCCTTTAGCTAAACCAAAAGCTGCTACGCCTGCGTCACCTATCTTACCTGCAAATCCACTTGCTTTTGAAAGCATTTCGTCTAGTGAAGCCTCTCCACTAGCTAATGCCTCTCGCTGCTCTTCTGTTAATTCGGATAGCTTGTCTTGGTTTTTAACCATCTTAGACAGCTCTTGTACAGAAACACCCATTGAATCGGCTAGTGCCTTTCTCTGTAGTACGTTCATTTGATTGAACTCGGCTTCACCTCCAACGTTTTGCAACATCTCTTGTGTCGCTCCTACTAAATCTCCACTCAGTGCAAGTTCACGGGCCTTGTCGAGGTTGATCTCCTTACCCAGTAATACAGATGCTTCCATCTGTTTATTTATTGAGTTTTCAAAGTCTAATAATCCATCAGCAGCTTTGCTTATTGTACTGAACTCTACTCCTAGTTTTTTAGCTGCTACTGCGGCTGTAGCAATGTTTTTGCCTCCATCCTTGCTGTATAGCGCTACTTCTTCAGCACTACCTGCTATCGATTGCATAACAGCTCCTGGTGCTACGTGCGCTGCCTTTGCTAAATTTCCAGCAAATTCAAGCGTATTATTTGCTGTCTCTGCAGTTGCACCAGGCATGCTCATTAATTCTCCAGTAAGTTTACCAGCCATTTCTTCTGATATACCAAAGGTCTTACCTAATTGAGCTGCGTTTCCTATAGCTTCTGATGTTGCTTCTGATGTACTACCTAAAGCCTCAACAAGTCCTTTTTGGGCTTCCATTGCTTCTTTGAAGCCTACTCCCCAAGTTGAAAAGTAAACACCAACATTTTGGGTTGTTTTACCTAAAGCTTGTGTGATTGTAAAACCTTCTTCACGTATTTCGTGATAACCTTCAACCACAGCTTCACGAGCTTGGTTCATTTTAGCAAAAAAGATAGCTGCTCCTACAGTGCCATCTGTTGCTATGGACCTTACTGTATCTAGGAACTTGCCCATTGAGCCTGTTAGCTCCTTTGCTTCTTCTGCTATTTCTTCAAGCTTTTCTTTGTATTCTTGCTGTAGCTCGTTTATTTCACTCTGCTCTTCTTCGACTTTAATTTGCTTTAACCTTGCTTGTGTGAGTTTTTGCACTTCCGCATTCTCCAGCCCAAGGTCCTTTATATTGTCCTTGTATATGCCAGCTGCTTTAATTAACTCCTTTCTCGTTGCCTCTGTGAGGTCTTTGCTTTTGAGTTGAGTTTCAATAGACTTCTTTCTAGCTTGCAGCTCGGCAACTGCTGCTTTATTTTGTTCAACCGCTAAGTCTGATATTACTTTTAGTTCAGCTTCTCGCTCAGATATAGTTTCTTTTATCGCTTTTTGTACTACTTGTTCGCTCACAGCTCTCGCTTGTTGCTGTTTAGTGAAGTCTTTTAGCTGACTGTTAAGCTCATCTATAAAATTCTTACCAATAAAAGCATCTCTCGTTCCTTTCTTGAAACTCTGGGATATAGCTTGTGCTAACTGATCACTCAGTCCTTTAAGATCAACTACATCATCTGCTTTTAACTTTTTAGCCATTATTAAAAGAATTTACCGTAACGTGACTTCTTAACGTCATACGCTAATAGATTCGCAAACTTCTTAGGGTCTTTTTTTATCATAGTAGCTGCCTTTTCAGTAAACTCTTTCTCGCTCATTCCGAACTTCTGAGAGAGCTTTCTGAAGTCTGGATCGTTGAGTACTCGTGCGTATTGGTATTCTGTTCGTTTGTTGATTACGCCCTTAGCAATTGTTTCAGCCTTGTCAATCAACCATCCCATTATACTTCTCTCCATTAAAACCTCCTGATGTATTTCTCGAATTAAACTATGTAGTTCTTTCTTGGTCATTCTAACAGTTTCTTATAAATATCTTTTAAAACGAAAAGCCAGTATTACACTGGCTTATCTTTTGAATTTAGATATCTGAGCTTGTTCAGCTTCGTTTTGTTTTTTAAGAATATCACTCAACTTAGTGTAATAGTACCTTCTTTGGAAAGTAGGCATATGATACAATTCAGTATATGTGAATCCCATCTTACTATAATACATCAGATCAAAGATCTGGTCGTACAATATGGGCCTGTAATCAGACCCCTGGCCAAAAAAACCTCACCGTGATGGGCACTGCCATCTTTGGTGTCTCGTGTCCGCAATTTGCACACTCATGGTGGAAATTGGTCTCTATTTCTGGTGTAATTTGTTTCAAGAACTCCCTTAGTGCTAAACTATCTCGAGATAGCATGTTCTGGGATAGCTTAAAAATATCAGCTTGATCGCGATTGCCATCGATTGCAACTATCATTTGTCGTAGTCTAGTTGTTAGTTCTGGATCTACACCAGTCATCTTAGAAAGCTTCTTTGCTGCTTTAAGGTTTTCTGTGATTTGTTTATCATCACCGTGTGTTAAGAACTTTAAAGTTAACACTTTCTTACTTGCTGGTAGTGTGAATTCGAATGTAGTCTTTCCTTTTTCAAACTGATTCCAGTCGATTGTCTTTTCTTCAAACCCTGAAAGGTCAATGTTTTCTGTTTGTTTGCTTTCGCAAGCAGGACAAGTTACTTCTACTGGGTAGCTATTACCATAAGCCAGTACACGAGCTGCAATAAAGATTGCATTCTTATCCATTAATAGGATTTCGTCGTACTTAACTTTTGTGATAAGCAACGACTGTAGTAGTCTGTCAATTACCACACCTTGTTTAATTAAGCTCTGAGAAGATAGTATGTCCTCTTCTTTAGCTGTCATGTACTTAATTTCTATTTTTCCATCTGATAATGGATGTCCTTCTGGGTAGAAATACCCTCTTGAAGGAAGTTCAATGATCTCTGTTGGACCATCGTACTTAGAATCAATGCTCGTAACAAAGTCTTGGGCAAACTGTGCCTTTAAATCTTCGTCTGTAACCACTGGCCTGCTTGGGTAGCCATCATTCACAACTTTTGTACTCATGTATTATTAACCTTTCTAATAAATATACTATAAACAAAAAAGTCCAGATATACACCTGGACTTTTAATTAGTTTTGAGTTAGCTTAGTATTCTAATACACAGTAGTCAACGCCTAGAGTCAATTGAATCTCAACTTGAGTTTCTGTTGACCAGTCTAAGTCACCGAACTGAGCTGTCTTGATGTAGGCACCTTTAACTTTCCAGTTCTCGATCTTATCACCTACAGGACCTAGTACAAAGATATCGAAGTCTTTTTTGTAGAAATCTGCATATCCATCACGACCTGTTACTGATTCGTGTTGTGTACGTACCCACTCCATTACAGCCTGAGCACCTGATGGTACGATTGGATCATAAAGTGTCATTGTAATATCTCCCCACTTACATTTACCTTTCACCTTACGGATAAGGTTGATGTGGTCTAATACTACTTCACCACAATCAATCTGTGGACGAGATACCTTCTTCATAATGAAAGAAGGTATACCGTCTACTTGTAGTATGAATCTATTCTGCACCTTAGGTTCATAAGGTGTGTAGAATATTTTATCGTTTTCAATTAAATTTGCCATTGTGCTTTATTTGTTATAAATATCTCAATTATGCATTTTCAAAGCTAGCTCCAGTTGGTAATATGTTGAAATCTAGTACAATAAATTCTGCAGTCTTAGCTGGCTGTAGGTAAATTTGACCGTACATTTCGTTTCTGTCGATTACGTCTGGTGTGTTATTTGTTTCGTCCATTACTACACGGAAAGCATATAAACCTTGACGTGATTTAACTCTTTCTAAGTAAGGATTAACAATATTCAAGAATCTTTGACGAGTTTCTGTGGTATTGTTTTCAAACACTAGGTATCTAGTTGATGATGCAATAAACTTCTTCAGAGCTATTAGCAATCTACGTACATTGATTCTATCAAGTGCAGATGGTCTAGCTTGTAGTGTCTTCTGACCCCATACACAGATTCCTTGGTTAGGGAATGTTGCGATTGGGTTGATTTTGTTTTCATACAAGCTATCTCTTTGTGAGAAGTTTAGTTTCACTTCAATATCAACAGCTTCTGTAATACCACCTCTGTTTAGACCTGCAGGAGCAAACCATTCGAATGCTACAGTATCGTTGTAAGCAAGTATGTTTGGTAATACTACGCTTGGTGGTACCCAAACTGGCTTGTTTCTGTTGGTATCGATAATCTTAACCCATGGCCAGTAAGTAGCTACATAGTTACTGTCAATTCCTGATCCATCTACTGCTGCAATTGCTGCACCTAGAGTTGAACCTTGAACTACTGGATCTGCGATTACAAACGCATCACCTCTGTCTTCTGCTACTTCAATAGCTTTGTTTATGATTGAAGAGTGGTCTGCAATTGTTGCACCAGGAGTTACTATAAGGTTGATATCATATTGGTCACCGTTTGCTAATGTTGATAGTGCCTTGATATACGCTTGTGAGCC